GGCTCAACCGTTGTGGTTGACGTTTGACCGTGACTACATTCAGGGCGAGTTTGACTATGAGGTGGAGGGTGGGTCTACGGCTCCGATGAATGAGTCGTTCCGCCGTCAACGTGCCTTGCAGATTGTGGACGCTATGGCTCCGTTTGCTGGGGCTGGCATTTTGGACATGGGCAAGATGGCTGCTTATGTGCTTCAATATGGGTTTGGTATCAAGCAGGCTCAAGGGTTTATTATGCAGCAGCCTCCGATGGGGGCGATGCCACCTGAGGGTGGCATGCCACCTGAGCAGATGATGCCACCAGAGGGTATGACTCCCGGTATGGGTGCTGCTGAGGCTCCTCCGACTGGTGGGATGGCGATGCCGTCTAATATTCCGCCTGAAATTTTGGCTCAATTGTTGGCTCAGGGTGCTCCGCTGCCGAACACCCAGTTGCCAAATGAAGAGATTATGTAGCGTTTGGTACTAGGGGTAGAGCAACCGCCGAAGGAGGACTCTAATGAGCAATATTGATAACACCGTTGAGAGCGTTACTGACACACCCGTCGTTGATGGGCAAGTGGATGCGAACGCAGAAACTGGTGAAGCCTTTGAGGCTGAACCTAGAGAGTATTTCGCTTGGGACGAATACGCTGACAAGCCCGTCAAGTTAACTGTTGATGGCGAAGAAATTGAGGTTCCGTTATCTGAGGCGCTTAGTGGTTATCAGCGTCAAGCGGACTATACCCGCAAGACGCAGGAACTTGCTGAGCAACGGAGACAGGTGCAATTTGCGGCTGCTTTGCAAGAGGCTTTGCAGAACGACCCAGCGAGCACTGTGGAACTGCTTTCGCAGCATTATGGGGTCAATCAGAAACCAACATCTGAAGAGGATGAGTTTTTGGACCCAGTGGAGAAGCAGTACCGCCAACTTGAGTCTCGGATTCAAGCATTTGAACAGGAGAAGGCAATGCGAGAATTAGAGAATCAGATTGAGTCTTTGTCACGGAGATACGGGGAACTTTTTGATGCCAATGAGGTCGTAGCGAAAGCGTTGGCAACGGGAAGCACGAATCTTGAAGCAACCTATAAACAGATTGCGTTTGACCGTTTGTTTGAACAGTCTCGCTCCAAGGAAGCAGTCACAAAACTGAAGTCCGAGGAAACGAAGAAGATTGTTGAAGCGAAACGTGATGCCGCAGTGGTGTCTAAGGGTGGTTCTGCGAAGAGTGCCGATGTGTCTTCTAAACCTATTCGTAGCGTTCGTGATGCTTTCGAATCTGCCAAACGGCAGTTAGATGGCTAGCACAATTTCAACTAAGGAGTAATTCAAATGACTGCAAATGCAAACTTTGATGCGCTGCTTTCAACTACGCTTGCGAACTATCGTTCACAACTGACGGACAACGTGTTCACTGCACGTCCGCTGACCTACTTCCTCATGGATAAGGGTCGCATCCGCATGTTGAACGGTGGTACCAAGATTGTTGAGCCGCTCATCTACGGACAAAACGGCACTGTCGCATCGTACAGCGGGTACGATACGATTTCGCTGACCGCTCAAGGCGGAATCTCGGCTGCTGAGTACGAATGGAAGCAGTACGCTGCGTCCATCGCCATCAGCGGTATTGAGGAAGCAAAGAACAACGGTGAACAGGAAATCATCAACCTGTTGGAAGCCAAAATCATGCAGGCTGAAGAGTCCATGCGTGAAGGTTTCAACCAGATGTTCTTTGCTGACGGAACTGGAAACTCGGGCAAGGACTGGAACGGCCTCGGCAACATCGTTGAAGCCTCTGGTACTGTCGGCGGTATCAACCGTGCGACTGCTGGTAACGAGTTCTGGCGTTCGTACGAGGAGAACACCGCAACTGCTCTGACGCTTGCTCAGTTGTCCACGGCGTACAACAGCGTGTCGGTTGGTAATGACCACCCAGACATGGTGCTGACGACCCAGACTCTGTTTGAGAAGTATGAGGCTCTGTTGCAGCCGCAACTTCGTTACACCGACACCAAGACTGCAGATGCTGGTTTCCAGAACCTGCTGTTCAAGGCTGCCCCGGTTGTGTACGATGAGCATTGCACGGCTGGTGTCGTGTACTTCCTCAACAGCAAGTACCTGACCCTCGTCGGTCATAGCGGCAAGTGGTTTGCTCAGACGGATTTCGTCCGCCCAGAGAACCTTGATGCTCGTTATGCGCTTATCATGTGCTACGGCAACCTTACTTGCCGTAACGCTGCTAAGCAGGGCAAACTCACGGCGAAGACTGCCTGAGTTTAATTTTTGGGTGGCGGGGGTGAAAGCCCCTGCCACCCGAAGTTAACAACAACAAGAAGGAGAATGAAATGCCGAAGGTTGGAAAGAAAGAGTTTCCTTACACCGCTAAGGGTATGGCTATGGCTAAGGCTGAAGCCAAAAAGCGTGGTGTTCAGGTGAAGAACAAGAAGAACAAGAAAAAGTATTAATTTTTGTTGGTTCCACCTCAGCGCCACCTCCCTTCCGTTGGGGTGGAACTACAAAGTTTTTAAGGAGTAATTATGGCAAAGAAATATGTTTCTACAAGCCGTGCAGACCGCACTGACGACAAGCGCAAGCGTGACGCAAACAAAGCCGAAAGCAAACGCAATTCCAAAAAGCGTGATGTTGCAATTGCTGCTGCTGGTGGCGCTGGTGCATTGGCTGCCAAAACTGCTCGCAGTAAAGTAAAACTTTACAATTACAACCAAAAAACTGCAGTAAATGCAATAATGAAAGAACGTCCAAATCTTAACCGACAAGAAGTTGTGCGTGATTACCGTAAAACCTCTGCCAAACTTGCCATGCAAAACAAGATTACAACCGGCAAGAATGCTGAACCTCGTCCGTTTGAGAAAAAGGGTTCTTCGTTTACTGTAAAGCCGGCAAGTAGGGTGCCAAAAACATCTCTTTATGGACGCATTACTGGTGGCGGTGCTGCTCCGGGACGTGGAATGGGTCAAGGTGGCTCTGGAGGCGGAGGCTTCCTTAAGCGAACTAAGTAATAAAAGGGGCTAAGGATGATGAAAGGTTCTACGCCCGCCTACGCCTATTACGGCAAACCCGTTGATGCGCAACGCCAAGCAGCCCAATCGCTTGCAGGCGCACGTCTACAGGCTGGCGGAGGTGAATATACGGGTCGTAACCGCTGTGTAGCGGAAAACGACACCTGTGAAGGTCCCAAGGCGAAGGGTACGCAGTATTGCATCGGTCATCTGCGTAAGGCTGCCAAAGGGGGTGATGTTGAATGAATCTTGCTGACGTTCGCACGATGGTGCGAGACATCTCCGACCTTGACACGGTAGACCTGCCGAACAGTTTGTTGGATACGTTCGTTAAGGAGGCTTTTCAGCGCATCGTCGCTTTGGAGCGACGCTGGCCTTTCTACCAAGAGACGTACACAGTGAACACGGTTGTTGGTCAACGTCCGTACACGATTAGTGCTATTGGTGACATTCGTGAAATTATTTCTATTGTGGAAACTACGGCGTCTGGTAACAGGTTTACTGAGATTGCTTATGATGATGCTGAGGATATTTGGTTGGGGAATACGGATGTTCCGGGTCGCCCGTATTTTTGGGCGGTGTGGGATGGTCAGATTCATTTGTATCCGAAGCCTGATGCTGTGTATCCGTTGACGGTTCGTGCGTATCGGAATCCTACTTACACGTGGTTGAGTAATACTGCGACTGAGATTGATATGGATGGTTGGTTCCATATTTTGTTGGCGTATTATGCGTTGGCTCGGGTGTATCAACGTCAAGAGGATAATGAGATGGCGATGATGTATCAACGCTCTTTTGAGGAGGGTGTTGCTATGGCTCGTCGTGATTTGATGAAGGCTCGTTCGCATCGCCCGTTGTTGTTGTCTGGTGGTCGTAAGTATCCGACTATGCGTCGCTGGTTGCAGACGTTGGGGGCGACTCTTGGGTCATGAGCAGATTGTTGACGCAGCGTTACGATGATTTTACTGGTGGTTTGAATCTTCGTGCTGACCAGTTTCAGTTAGCCAAGAACGAATCTCCCGACATGTTGAATGTGGAGATTGACCCTCGTGGTGGTGTGTTTAGTCGTGGTGGTATGCATCGGTTGAATACGACTGCTGTGACTGGTACTTGGAGTCCGCAAAGTTTGTATGCGTTTTACGGTGACTCGTCTCGCCTGATGTTGGCGAATAATAACAACGTGTATTGGTTGTCTTCTGACACGTTTAACAAGTTGGAGTTCTCTGCAGGTAATCCGATTGTGTCCGCTCAGTCGCATGGTGCTGGCATGTATGCGTGGGGTGACACGCTGCATATTGTGACTGGTGCCGCCACCGGGAAGGTGGCATACAAGTGGAAGACTGGTGACACGTATGCTACTGCGTTGAATGCGAACGGTCCGACTTGGCAGCCGTACAACAATCCTGTTGGCACGTACATGCCGAGGGCTGAGCATGTTATTACGCACACAAACAAAGTGTTTGTGGCGCATACGTATGAGGATGGTGTTGCGTATCCGAATCGTTTGCGTTGGTCGCATGAAGGTTTGCCGAACGATTTTATGGCTGATGATTATTTGGATTTCAATGGTGGCGGTTTGGGTATTCGTGGTTTGGCGATTGTTGCTGGTCAACTGGTTATTTTTAAACCGAATGGTATTTATTTGTTGATTGGTAACTCTTCTGACAATTTTGAGGTTGTTGAGTTGTCAACGAATCTTGGTACGAACAGTATTCACAGTATGGCTCAGTCTGATACTGGTGTCTATTTTTATTCTAATCCTGAGGGAATGTTCTTTTATGATGGGACTCGGGTTGTTGACATTTTTGAGCCGTTGCGTCCACTTGTGGACGAACGGAAGTTGTCTACTGCTTCTACGGAACCGTATTCGGTTTCGTTCACAGGTCGGCGTGTTTGGGTGGCGTTGCCGTACGATTTGAGTAACACTGCGACGTTGCCGACACGTAACTTTGTGTTTGACCCGACGATTGGTGGCAACGGGGCTTATATTCAGTTTGCTTCGCATGATGGTTACGGTTTGATTGGTGGCAC